GAAGATGGTGTAATAGATAACCCTAATGATAATAAGGGTCGCGTTAGAATATTTAAACTAGTATCGGGGACGTGGACTCAATTGGGTGCTGATCTTATTGGTGCTGGCATTAACGATCTGTTTGGAAGCTCAGTTTCTTTATCTACAACAGGAACAGCGTTAGCAGTTGGTGCACCTGGTCATGATTCAAATAAAGGACATGTTCGTGTATATCAATACAACGCCGGATCTTGGATTCAATTAGGAACTGATTTAGACGGTGGAACTACCGGAGAAAAGTTTGGAACATCAGTTTCTTTATCTGGAAATGGAACTCGTGTAGCTGTAGGTGCACCAGAATTCAGTGAAATTGGTTTTACTAATAGAGGTCGTGTACAGGTATGGTATTACAGTATTGGACCAGGTTGGCAACAATTGGGTGGGAATATGGATGGTGTTGGTGGTGGGGATTTACTTGGTTCAGCCTTAGCCATTTCAAATCCAGTGACCAATGGTGGAACTGATTATGTTGTAGCCGCGGGTGCACCCGGTCATGATGCGAGTAAGGGTCATGTTAAGGCATTTATATATGGTGGTGCTTCTTGGAGTCAAAGAGGATCTGATATTGATGGTTTAAATGCTGGTGATGAATTTGGAACTTCGGTGGATATTTCTAAAGATGGATACTATCTCATCGGCGGTGCTCCTAAAAACGACGGTGGTGGTGTGGATTCCGGACAGGCTAGTGTATTCTTTTACTCGACAAGTTTAAGTGCGTGGGGGCAAATAGGACCAGATATCAACGGTCTCGTAGCTGGTGAAAAGGCTGGTACATCTGTAGCTATAACGAGTAATATAACATCTGGGCAACAACCTCACACGGGAACTAGAGTCGCAGTTGGAACTCCACTCTCTAATCGTACACGAGCATACAACTATGTAAATGTATCTAATACACCTGCGTGGGATAGATTACACCGTGAAATGGGTGGACCAGGAAGTGGTGGTTCTATGTCTATGTCAAGTGATGGTTTAAGATTAGTTGTGGGTTCTCCCACCTTCAATAATAACGTGGGACAAACACAGGTATTTGATCTTCCCACGAATGATGAAGAACTTTACTTTTGTCAAAATCGTTTCAACTTCTCATCGAATGTAAGTTTTGATGATCAGTTAACCTTCTTCAATCCAATCATGAAGGATGCAAGCTTTTACATAAATGGAACGAGACTACCAAATGTTACAAACACTAATCACAACTATTACAAATATCTCATCCCATACAGAATGAGGTTAGCGAGACCTTTTAGGAATATCTATACATACAGTTTCTCGATGAATCCGATTAATGTGGAGCCATCGGGGAACCTGGATTTTAGTCGGATTCAGTCCGATAAAACAAACATAGAAGTAAACTTGGATACTACCAAGGTTAACACCGCTTCAAATACATATGCTCTCCACATGTATTATACGGGGTATCAGACGTTTATTTTTGAAGAGGGTCGCATACAACCTGTTGTTTACTAAACAAGGAGCTTCGGTGATCCTTGATGTAGTCATAAATCTTATTTTTTATAACCCATTTGATGAAGTTCAATTGTGCCAAGGTCGTATGAATTTCATGAGATGTACCGGGAACTGTGTAAGGGAACTTCTCAGATCTACAAAATGGATCAAAGAGTTTCTTAGAGTACCCATCCAAACTGGATTTATACGCGTAGTGTACAGTAAATATCTTACCATCACTCGTCTTATAGGATGTATGGTTCTTCTTAGCGTAATTCGTAATGAACCACTCAAGATTTCTCAATGAAATACCACCTGTTTTGTCTAGTATATTCAGTAACTTGGATCGGTTGTCTTCTTCGCTGTAAAAGTTGTTTATTGATGTTAGCAGAATATCGGATTTACTCATTAGATAACATAGAGTCCAAATCTATAAGCCTATTCCCCGAAAAAGATTTTTCACATGCTGGACAGCCAGCCACATTTCTAAGCCCTGGTCCATGGGTGTGACCATTAAATGACTCGTGGAATCTCTGTTTAACCTTTTCACCCTGTTTTTGGTGTTTACCGCAATATCCATTCTCACCAGCCTTGAAAGTACACCTAGTACCATCCGGTTTTGTACCCATACATGTAGCTGTGGCGGATACTTTAGGAACGTCTTTCAAAAGCTGTAGCAAAGGGATCTGGTATTTTTTTGAAATCGTTTCCGCGAATGATGTTATGGTGAGGTCTAATCGTAGTTTGATTTCCTCTTCTAAAATGTCGTTAATCTTTTCATTGAAACTCATCACTTACCTACCTCTTGTTCGTATTTTTTAAATATGTCTTCAACACTTTCTTCTCGTTGGGTACGAGCATTTTTAATCCTATCTTTTAGTTCCGCATTTTTGCCTTCAAAATCAAGGCCGAGGCGCTTACATTCCTCTATGAGATCAGACTTTTTCATCGTACTGAGGGCGGGTTCACGCTTCTTTGGGGGTGGTTTGCATTGATTGATAAGCTCGCCAAAGATCTCTTCCTTCGTATTCTCGAAGAGTGGATCAAGTAGATCACACACAGGATTTAAGAATTTGTTGATGAAATAGTATTTATAGTCAACGGGTATATTGTTCTCCTCCACATATTTAGGATCTTCTGACTTCTCAAAAGCCTTGGCTTTTGGGTCACCGGTGTTCACGAGTAAGTACGGAACACGATCACCAGATTGTGGCTCGGAACCAGGTTTTCGCTGTTTCATCTTATTCACCACCTGCACATGTGCTTGGTTAATGTTCCAACTTTCAGGACTCGTGATGGATACAGACTGTCCACCAACTTTGTAGCTGTCCGCGAGAGACTGACTTAGGATAAGCTTATCATTTGGAACGTCACCAGAGAGTAGCTCAACCGCTCGTTCTTTAGCGAGTTCTTTGGGTGGACCGGTATCACTGGAGGTCAGTACAACATCAAGGAGTTCCTTACAAACCTCCCTAACATGGGGTGTGTTGTCGCGGCGAACAACTTGGAGACCCTTAATATCAATATAGTCCATGTTCATATTACCATCCTTACCCTTTGTCCACAACTTGGCTGCGTATCTCTTCTTAGAGTACAGAAAATACGGCCAATACACCTTCTCAAGCTCCAAGTTATTCGGCTTTTTGAAAAGTGCGCTACATTCTTCCGCGGCGCGTTCGCCAAGTTCCCAACTGTACTCAATAGCTTCCTCACCCTTACGATCACCCACGTCAAATTCCACCATCACCGAATCAGTGTCACCATATCGCACCTTTGAACCGGGAAAGTTCTTCTCTACATAATTCTTAGTCTCTTCAATCATAGCTCGTCCACGGAAAGTTGTCGTAGAAGCGATGGGCACACACGGAAGGATGCCTTTACCCGCGCCGGTAAAACCATAGACAGAGTTCATAGATACTTTAAATGCCAGCTGTTTACCGTTATATACTTCCTTCATAAAACCTGTGGCTGCTGCCATATCCTTCTTTGCCTTTTTGCGAAACTGCTTAAGCTCTAGAAGAATCGCTGGTAAAAGGCTTGGAACTCCCTGTGCAAACTTGTATGTCTTTTGACCAATCTTAAATGTTTCGTATTCAACACCGGGTATGTTACCGTAGTCCTTCTCATTCATTACGTATGAAGAATAACAAAGATTATGGGCCATCATGATAGATGGATACAGAGCTTCAAAGTCTAGCGCAGTAATAGGAGTATAATACGCACCCTTTTGAGCTTCCAAAACTGTCGCACCTTCATAAGGCTCTTCAGGAAGCTGTCCCCAGCGAATCGTAGGCACCATAAATCCCATTTCCCTCGCCTTCTTTGTAAGCTGAGAGAAGACCTTAATCTGCTGCCCACGCTCAACGAGGAAGCAAAGAGGTACCCAAGTAGCCTTAGCCATCTCAAGTAAGTTTAGTAGAGTACAGAGCTTCTTCATGAGTCTATGGGGAAGTAAAGTATCTTTTATACAGTACTCAGCTACTTCTCGCAACTTCACTGGATCACCTTCCAGGTAACGAGCAAACATTTCCTTCGGAGCCATATCTATTTTTTGATCTCCGAGGTACAACTTGGAGACTTCATTCAGTTTGTAAGAGTCTAGTTTATAGCCCTTCTTCACTTCATGAAAGAGATCGAAAATGAAGCGACCACTCATAGGAAGAAGCTTAAGTACATTATCACCCAACGCACTTGAACTCAACTTCTTGATGGAGATCTCACAATCTTGGGACTTGAGCTTACCCAGCTTAAAAAATTCGGGACTACACCCAGTCATAAACGCTCTAGTGTAAATATAGTCAAGATCAAAGCCGAAGATGTTCCATCCCGTGAGAATATCAACATCCTTTTCGTGTAAATACTGTTGAAAGGCTTCAAGCATCTCTCTTTCAGTATCAAAGCTAATGATTGTAGAATCTTCTAATTTTGTATCAGTCTTTTTATAGCAAAGACATGTTTTATCATAAGGTTGGTCATTTCCAAATTTACACAATGAGATTGCGATCTGAAAACATGCATCATCTTTCACATTAGGGTCGGGGAATTTTCCAGTGGAGCTATTACACTCAATATCAAAGGATGCTACAACAAAAGGAGCGACATCATCTCGTGCGATAGGTTTTAGAGTCTTCCAATCATTACAGAAAAGATCTATATCCACCTTAGCTAGATGTGTACGAACACAATTGTCACCAGAGTTTAGCCACCCAGTTGACTGGATTCCAGACCTGTGCATTAAACGAAGTACTGGGTCAATATTAGATTCAAAGACTTTGAAACGCTCAGTGCCGTAAGACATCTGGATAGGATTTTTCAGAGTGTAATCCATACGACGCCTACTTGCGAGGTTCTTAAAGTCCAACTTCATGTAAGAAAATTCCTTATTATTTTGAAATCCCCAAACATCCTTGGATCTCATAATGGAGTAAGAGATCAAGCAATTAGGACACTTTTTATCAAGAACCCTATAGATTTCTTGTACAGTTTGCTGCGTAACGCGTTCAGGAAGCTTTACAAAGAAATATGGAGTAAAGGCGGTAGTCACACAAACAGATTTTCCATTTTCAGTTTTTCCAAAAATGCTCACTAAATGTTCTTCGTCCGTGTCAACCGTCTCCCATGTGAGTGCCTGAAACTCGATGCCCATATCTTGTGTATACATTGAGCCGAAATTTTAATATCGTTTACTAATAAATGTCAGCTGCTTTAATTGACCTCGTGTCGGTGGGTGCCCAGGACGTCTATATCACTGGTCAGCCCGAGGTGTCGTTTTTTAGACAAAATTACAAGAGGTATACCAACTTTGCAATCAAGCCAGAGAGGCTTGACTATATCGGTACCTTCGGTAGTGGTAATGAGGTTACCATTCCCATCAAGACCAAGGGTGATCTCTTGAGCTATGTGTGGATTGAGGCTGAGAACATCGGTGGCGTTGGTAATGCGAACACTGGTTTCTTCGACAAGGATGAATCCACCACCACCGAGTTCCAGCTTTGGATCGGTGGTCAAAAGGTTGCCCAGATTGACTCCCTTTACATTCAGGGTGTTCATAATCTTCTTTACAAGGATACTCAAGCCAAGGCTTCTTGTGCTCTCACCCTCGATGAGTGCCCCCAGAATGCCCTCGGTTCTTCCACTTCTGCGAACCACTACATTCTCCCATTCTTCTTCAGTGATGACTGGACCAAGTCCCTTCCTCTCGTGGGTTTGCAGTACCATGACGTAGAAATTCGTGTGAAGTGCCGTGGTGGTACTTTTGCGCCAAGCAACGTAAAGGTTTTCGGTACATACGTGTATCTCGATACAGCCGAGCGTGATTTCTTCATTAACAATGAACATGAGATTCTGTTCACCCAGACTCAGCACCAGCTTATGAGTGCCTCCGATACTGAGGTTGATCTTACCTACTTCAATCACCCAGTCAAGGCTATCCACGTTGTTTCTTCCGAGGCTGATACCAATAAGTGGTCTACCAACTGGACTTTCGATACCGCTACTCTCTACATTAACGGTACTCCCCTCTTCGAGAATATGTCCGCAGCCTTCCACCACAACGTTGTCCCAGAGATGCACTGCTCCGTCCTCCCCCAAGATGCTCTCAGCACTGTATCCACCTTCACTTGGCCTTTCTGCATCACTATGAACAAGTCCCAGCCAACTGGAACCCTAAATTTCAGCCGAATTGATACCGCCAAGTTATCTCTCAATGGTACTGGTACCAGGAACGGTAACATGGTTCGCGCTTACGCTGTGAACTACAACATTTTACGCGTCAAGCAGGGTATGGCCGGTGTCGCGTTCGGAAACTAAAGTACCTAAGTCAAACTTTAGCTAGTAATTTTTATGTAAAATGGTAAAATCTTCTTCACGTCCCCGTAAGGCGTCCAAGTTCACGATAGATCTTGGACCCGAGATTGACCGGGTGGTAAAGAAGAAACTACACACACGCGATGTTAAGATCAAAAAGCAACGGGTCATAATCAAGGCTCTCGAACAGGAGCGGGATAAACTTAGATCTCGTAAAAGTGAGGTTAGTGATTTGAAGATGAAGCAGCAAAAATCGCATGTCTCCAATCTTCAAGCCACGGTGGACGATCTCACCAAAAAGTTGAAGGAGGCGGAAAACAGAGTCGTTACAGTGGAAAAGGAGATACGAGAATATAAGATCCAACGGGTTAATATAACTGATAAAACTGTTGAAAACGCTTTTAAGCGTCTCCGGAAAGGTTTCAGTTTATTTGCGATGCAAGCTGAAACAAGGCGGAGAATCAAACTCGCGGGGCGTTACAATGAAGCGTTAGAAATTGATGAACGAAGGCGGAGAGTGCAAAAGAAATTATGTTAAGCTCTTTAGAATTTCCTTAGTCTTGTTATACATACGCTCGTGATGTCTATTTGTGTATCCTTTCTTGAGGCGTCCATTCTCAATTACTTCCGATTTGAGTGAGTCCCATAGTTCCAAACGCTTTTCAAGAAACGTCTTAAACTTCTCGGGATCATTTGTGGACGTGTACCTTACTTTATCAGCCTCTAGGGCTTTCTTCGTAGCAGCAGCACGAGCTTCCGCAGACTTTTTCTGAATTTCAGCGTAGGAGAGGCGTGGACCGTTATCGTCTTTTTTCTTGTTCATAATACTTTGTATAGAACTGATATCTTTATACCTAAGTACCATCGCAATATACCCAAAAACAATCAAAATGCAGTCCGAACCCTTCTCCCTATTTGCCGTCCAACCCCATGATTTTTTAAAATGTCATTCTAAATCAAATGATACCATTCCTTTTACTCGGGGGGTTTGGGACTCTAACCGCTTACAGTTTAACTGGGAGTCAGCTTATAACAGCCCGCAAAGCAAAAAGCCTTATCAAAGCTGGAAAAATAAAACGCGTTATAGACGTCCGCACAAACATGGAATGGCGTCTCGGGCACTATCCTGGCGCAGTTCACATTCCAGTGAACAAACTTGGAAAAAGAACAACATCTAAACTTCCCAAAAAGGGTTTGCTGGTATATTGTAATACCGGTCAACGTGCGAGATTCGCGGCAGAAAAGCTCGTAGAATTGGGTTTCACCGAGGTTTACTACATTTCTGGACTCTACACAGATCTTCTCTAAACCCAATTGGCAAACTTCTTCTTGGGCTTCTTTTTCTTCTTTCCTATTTGTGAAATCTTATGAAGAACATACAAATAGAAAATTCCTAGCGGAGCTAGTTTCATTTAATATAACGACACATCATTTTTTTAACCTTATCCGTGTTTTCAACAATCTGTCCAATCGCATTCTTTCTTTTCGCATGAAGACTGAAAGTTCAGCTATATCTCCTTCCAATTTCATTTTACCAGCCTGTCGTACCCAAATCGTCTGATCTACCTGAACCATGTCCACACAAGACATTTTAGTGTCTGGGGCATTACTATGATGTATAGCCAAGACTGTAGCATCTTTACGAGTTTCCTTTGGTAAAGGGTTTCTCTCACTACACACAACTACATGAGCACCTGAGTACCCAGACACGTGTAACCACCAGTACTTCGGTACACTCGTTATTGTAAGTTCATCATTCTCTTTTGCATTTTCACCCACTCGTATGACAGTGCCATCGAGTGATGTATATTCAAGCATAACTATTCTTATATTTTTTTCCTTATGTAGTATTAATGCACGTCGTATTACAACCAAGTCCTTCAGTAACACACAGATATAGAGTAACTCTTCCAAATCAAAGAACTATAGATTTCGGTGAAAGGGGTCTAAATTATTATCCAGATCACGGAA